GTACAGATCGGCACCGCGCAGATCGGCACCGTACAGATCGGCACCGCGCAGATCGGCACCGTACAGATCGGCACCGTGCAGATTGGCACCGCGCAGATCGGCACCGTACAGATCGGCACCGCGCAGATCGGCACCGTACAGATCGGCCAAGGGCTGAATGTTACGTTCCACGCCGTTGATGGTTTGGGTAGCCATGATTGAACCTCCAGTTAGAGCAAGACGCTCAGCAGGGTGCTAGGCCAGCTGGTAAACCAGCCTAGCAACCGGGAAGCGTCTTAACCGACCGTGATGTAGCCCTTGGCCACGGCGTGCTTAACGTAGCCGATGTCCCCATAGGCGGCGGGGTTCTCGGCCAGCTTGGCCTTCAGGTCAGCCATGGTCTTGCACTTGGCAAACAAGGCGTAGATGGCTGCGGCCTTGGTGCCAGCCTTGTACGGGCACGGCTTGACCAGCACAGTGATCTTGCGGGCGTCTGCGGCAGCGGGGGCCTTGGGCTTAGGGGCAGCCTTGGACGCGGCGGGCTTAGCAGCCTTGGCGGGCACGGTCTTCGGGGTCTTGGCGGCTTCGGCCATCTGCATGCGGGCCTCACTGGCGCGGGTTGCGTTCTGATACAGCACGCCAGCCACCAGCAGCTTACTATCCGGCTTGACATACACGGGGTGACCCGCAATGTTCTTGGCCAGCACCAGTCCGTCACGCTTTGCCTCATTGGCTTCGCGCTCACGGGCTTCCTTAACGGCTTGCTTGGTGTGGGGCTGGCCGTCCATAGCGCCGGTGGCAACGCCAATGGCCGCGCCACTGCCCACCTTAAGCACTTGGGGGGCGGGCTTGGCGGCAGCCTTCTGCTTGGCCAGGGTGGCGGTAGTCTTGGCGGCAGCCTCAGCGCGCTTGGCCTTGTTGGCGGCAAGCAGGGCTTGCTTCTGGGCGCTGGTCAGGTTGGCGCGTTCGGCCCGCTTGGCGGTGGCGTCCACGGCGGTTTGGTCTTCGGCGGTACGGGCAGGGTCGCCCAGCTTGCGGGCGGTGGCCTTGGTGGCGTCGGTCTTGGTGTTCGCTTCGTGCTGGCGTTGGGCGCGCTTGGTATCGTCCAGGGCTTGGGCTTGGCGTTCAGCAACACGCTTCAGGGCGGCTTTAGACATGGTGGACCTCATGTGTTTGGGTTAGTGCGCTAGGCTGCGCCAAAAGTCTGCTGCGGACAACAGACTTAGAGAGTGCCTAACGTAGACAACCGTCAGCGTCTACCTCAGTAAAGAACTGTAATGCTTGCTGCGGAGTGCGAACAAGATCTTCTATAAACTTGACGCCGGGGTTGTTGAGTACTCCATCTTCCACATACGTGCCCAGCGCACCTAAAGCGCACAAGGCGTCTTCGGCGGCCATGTAGTCGGTAAACGGGCCAATGTACTGAGTGTGGCAATTGAACACGTTGTGCGGGCGGTAAACTACGATCCACATTGTCTTAGCTCCTAGGTGTGTTGCAGCCAATAGTGCATGTCGGTCAGCACGCGGTCCACGGTGGGGTCGCTGGCGGGACCGTTAACTTCGGCTTCAAAAGCGTCCAGGTCGGTGTCCGCCAGCTTAGCCAAGTGGTAAGCCACCAAGTACAGAGTTTGCTCGCTGTAGCGGGTGCGCAGCTTGTCAGCAACTTGCTGGTAGTTAGGGCGCGGGCTCATGCCGTCCATGGCCATAAACAGGGGCAGGCTGGTAAACATTGGCTGGACTCCGGTGGGCGGCCCCGTCTGGGCCTGACAATTGGTATAGGACCGGACTCTGGCGGCTACAAGAGAAATCGTCACGCCATAGCGAAATAATCTGCAGTCTGCGCAATGGTCCTTTAAATCTGCGTACAGTGAATTTGTCTGACGGGTGCCACGCTGGTATGGAAAATTCCGTTCCGCGATTTGTTCTCTTTCTGTTCTCACGGTTCTGGCTCTTCAGCCTGCTTGCGCGGCGGGCGGCCCACTTTGCCTACATGGGTGACCTTGTCGGGCTTGCTAATGGGCAGGCGCTTAATGGTCACAGGCTGGCCGCGCCACACACGGCTCAGGGTTTGGTCCGGCGCTTGGTAGAACATAACGCGCAAGCTGGACCAAGCCAGATTAAGCAGGCGGGCAATGGTCTGCTCACCTGTAATAAGCTTGGGCTGGCCGTTGGGCATGGTAATCAAAAACTGGCGCTGCTCAGGCAGCATGTACTGTCTGGCCAGCACGGTTCTTGGCCCTGCTGGTTCTTTGTCGCGTTGGCGCACTACTTCCAAGGTGTCTTGCACGCCTGTGTGCGGGTTCTCCATGGTGCGTGTAGCGCGGCCTTTGCCTTGGGCTAGCCGTGCGCGCAGCGTTGGCATGGACCACTTGATATACAGGCACACAGCCGTATAACCTGTGAGCGTTTGGGCCGGGCCGCCACCTGCCCAGGTAAGCGTGAACACCTGCTTGTTACTACGCACAGACCCCAAACGTAGTGGAGGCGTGGACTCGTCGTAATCTATAATTGTTGGGTTTTTGTTTCTGGACACTGTGAAAAACCTCTTACAAATAGGCCTTTTGGCCGTTGTGTTAGACCATGTGTGGAGGGCATTGGCATTGTTTTTACTGAATAAGCACAAATGCACACAACACATTCAACGTTGGAGTGTTATAGCATTCCTGTTAACTTACTGACTATATAATTTACTTTACCTCTTCTATTCTCAATTAAGAAAAAGTGTAAGAATGTTAGAGTAAGTAGTCATTTGCTCCGCCAAAACAACGGTTTAGTTCCTCCACAAATGCTCTAACACATACTGTGGAAAGCTCTAACACAATGTGTAAAAGCCTGCCAAAACAAGCACTTAATGTGTAGGAACGTCCTCCCATTGGCGCGACATTTGTCCTACCGTACGCGCGCGTGGTATCTATACTCGCATGGGCAAGGCACTTACCGAACAGCAGATTAAACTAGCCGAGGGCGTGCTAGCAGGATTGTCTGCTGAGAAGGCTGCAATCGCTGCTGGATACTCAGCAAGGAGCGCTCGTACGGTAGGACCTACTACCTTGCGAACCACTGCTGTCCAAGAGTACTTGGCGACCCGGCGCAAACCAGTGCAGCAAGCGACGGACACAATACAGCAGAGATTACTGAAGGAACTAGAGCTCCTCGCACTGAGTGATCCGGCTGCCTTTTACCGCATCGACGAGGATGGTCAGCCCGTTGTAGACTTTAGGAACGCGACGCCTGAGCAGCAACGTGCTCTGACCGGAGTGCAGACCAAGCGACGCAAGGTGTATAACAAGGATGGCGAGGTAATCGCCGAGGAGCTACAGACCAAGTACGGAGTAGCTGACAAGACTAGGAACATAGAGCTCTACATGCGACACCTTGGCATGCTCAAGAACGAAGAGGTCAAGGTCACTGTGGATATCAGCGACAGACTGCTCAATGCTCGGCGACGCATGCTCAATGTTACTCGGGGACTTGGGAATTCGTCGGACGATGAACAGGGGGGCGGGGGTACCGGGGTATGAGGGCTCTCGGTGGGGGTGGGTGCCGCAGCAATAGGGACAATTTGATAGGGAGTCCAAATTTCAAAATATTTTAGATCTCGGCCAGATTTCTAACATGTCCTGAGAACCGACGCGACTCAGCGTACTCAGCATCTCAGAAGCTAAGCATCTCAGCTCGATAGCATCTCAGGACATCTCAGGACATCTTAGAAGCCTGCCCTCTAATCACAAAGGAAATGAACCATGACCAAGATCACTGGGCTGGCGACAGACAGAACAGACCGCCCGCTAGACACGCAGCCTACCATGTCGGTCGATCCGACTGGCCTTTACGCAGGTGCAAGCGCCTCCGCGCGAGACGCTAATGGCGTGACCAAAGCACCCACATACACTTTTCTGAGTCACCAGCTGAACGTAGCTATTGACTCCAGCACGCCCCTGCCCACCATTCCTATCGGCGCTAAGTACGCACAGATTCAGGCCGCCGTGCAAAACGCGCGTTATCGCTACGATGGCGCGACTACCCCTCCCACGGCGTCCAGTGGTATGCGGCTGCTCGCCAATTCCGAGCTGGCGTGCGACGTAGCCGATCTCAGCACCATGCGCTTCATCAGCGAGACGCCCGGCGCTCTGCTCAATATCGCGTACTTCAGCTAATGCCCGCGACCGTGCCCCTGAACGGCTTCTTCACGTATCTGCGCGAAAAGGCGCGGTCCGCTCAAGAAGCCATCGCCCCACTCCCGCCATCGGGCTGGACTCCTGCTGATCTCGGCGCTAGCCTGCTGGGCTGGTGGGATGCCGAGGATGAAGCGACGCTAACTCTTAACGGAGCTCAAGTAACCGCCTGGAGCGACAAAGTAGCTGGCCTGTCACTATCCCAAGTTACCGGAACGTTCAAGCCTCTCTGGGCTGCCGACAGCATGAACAATCGCCCAGCCATGACTTTCGACGGTTCAGATGATTTCTTGGCGTTGACGCCGCATCCCTTCCCTGCTGGCAGCGAACCCAGCGAGCTATGGTCCCTCGTTAGTCAGCTTCTAGGTACTGGCAGCGCCACTACGCGCACTATTGTCGGTTACGGGGCAGGCACCAGCGCGCGGAACACTCGGCGCTTGAACCGTATTGTCAACGTAGTTAACCGCGCCAGCATGGGAGTCGGTGACGGCACCAACGAGCTGACGACCAGTAACAGCACCGTGGAATATAACGGTCCGCACGTCGTTCGTGGGCGAGTCACTTCTACGGAAGCGGCGCTCAACATCGACGACGCTCCTACCAACACCATCGCCGTAGTGCCCAACACCGTAGGTACTACTATGCGCGTTGGCTGCGCTAGTCACACGCTGTCCAGCTTTATGGGCATGGCAGCGAACACGGTGATTGTGACCGCGCCGCTTTCTGATGACCAAGCATTAAACCTGAAGAATTTCCTCAAAACCCGTGGAGGCATTGTCTAATGATTACGCATTTCATTCTTTTCGGCTCGACCGAGCAAACCGAGGCCGAAACCTACACCGACGCCTGTAATGCGGAGTACGAGACCTTCCTGTCCACCACTCCCTGGCCGGAGCCCGGCGCAGTTTGGACCATTCCGTGGGTCGCCAAGACTGGCGAGTGGGTCGTGGCCAAGTATGGTACGCCCGCTGAGCTGGCTCCGGGCTACCCTTTCGTCGAAACGTCTGCCTTGGCCGCCTTGCGCGGCAGTCGCCCCGAGGTGGATGGAACGCATCTGCCTGACCGCCCTGACGATGAGTAGGTAAATGGCTCCGTCTACGAACAATCCGCCTGGGCTTACTCAGGCGGATATTCCACAACCGGCCACTAGCATGCCGCCTGCAGTGGCGGACGCTGGTGCTTCCGGGTCGCAGCCGCGTTACGCGCGAGAAGATCACACGCACGCCAGTAAAGTGCGCAAAGAAAAGAAAACTGTCAGCGTTTCGCTCTATACCTGGGTCTATCCGACGCCTTTTGAAGTTGGCGTGTCGCCTATCTGCAACGCCATTGCACAAGTTGCGTCGGGAAATACGGACCTTTTCAACGTTCAAGTCGTGGGCGATCCCACAAACACTCAGTGCGTGTTTCAAATAAATCGTGTTAGTGGCGGATTGCTGGCGTTGCTGCTGGGCGCGTTGTCAATTAATCCCACGCCTGCGTCCATAAAGCTGCATATGACTGCCTCGGAGCTATAAGTGAAAAAGCCCGTCATCAAAATGCCGCATCACATGCAGCGGCCCATGTTCGCCGCTCCGCCAAGCTTGGAGGAGATCGAACGGCAGAAGATCGCGCGAAATATTGATGACGAGCTTGCCGAGGAGATGGCTGCTTGTTACCTCGATCCCTATCGTTTCGTCATGGTGGCGTTCGATTGGGGTCGAGGTGATCTCGAAAAACACGAAGGTCCGGACGCGTGGCAGACTGCGGCGCTGATTTCCATCCGTGACAAGCTGCAGGAGACCCGCAACAATGTCGAAACCGAAAACGACGCCCTTTTCTACGCCACAAAGGCCGGGCACGGCGTGGGTAAATCTGCTTTCACTTCGTGGATCGTTCTATGGCTTATGTCTACCCGCCCGCATTTTGCTGGAGTGGTCACCGCCAACACAAAAGAGCAGCTGATCCGCAAAACGTGGCGAGAACTCGCCGTCTGGCATCAGCGCTGCATCACCGGGCACTGGTTCAAGTACAATGCAACGTCGTTCCACCACGTAGAGCATACCAATACATGGCGGACGGACGCCACACCCTGGTCCGAGCACAATTCCGAAGCCTTCGCCGGTATGCACAACGGCGGACGCGGCCAAGCGATGATTTTTGACGAAGCATCAGGCATCGCTGACAAGATTTTCGAAGTGGCCGAAGGCGCAATGTCTGACCCGGACGCCTTCTGGTTCCTTTTCGGTAACCCAACTAAGCGCTCCGGACGTTTTTATGAGGCGTGGCATAAATTCAGCCGCCGTTGGACTAAATTCACGGTTGATGCGCGCAAAGCCGCCGCCGCGAACAAGAAGCGCCTTGCCGAAATGATTGAAGACTGGGGCCTGGACAGCGATTACGTCCGGGTTCGGGTTTTGGGCGAGTTTCCGGAGCAAGATGTCGCCACGCTTATCCCTGCGGAGTGGCTGGATCGCAGCGCCAACCGCCCGGTAGACGGCGCAGAGCGCTACAAGCCCATTTGGGGCCTAGACGTTGCCCGCTTTGGCGACGACCGCACCTGCGTAGTCAAGCGGCGGCAGCGCAAGCTCATGGAGCCCGCCAGCATATGGCAGGGCCTCAGCACGACCCAAACCGCTGAGCGTGTGCGCCAGATGTGGGAGGCCACGCCCGTTGACGATAAGCCCGCCAGCATCTGCATCGACGCCATCGGCCTGGGCGCTGGTGTGGTCGACATCCTAAGCGACATGGCCAGCCGTGGCCAGCTTGGCGACACCAGCATCATCGGCGTCAACGTCAGTGAGAGCGCCTCCGCTAACGAGAAGTTCGCCCGCCTGCGTGACGAGCTATGGTGGCGCGCCCGTAGCTGGTTTGAAACACTTACCTGCTCCATGGTGGAAGATAAAGAGAAGCGTAACGCCACGTGGACCGAATCTGAGTCCAATGACGAGGCTTTGTTTGCTGATCTGCCCAAGGTGCGTAAAAGCCCGATCATCGACGAGATGCGGGACATCCTATTCAGCTACCTGCCTAACGGTAAGATCAAGCTAGAGCCGAAGCAAGACACCAAAGAGCGCTTGGGGCGCAGCCCCGATGCTGCCGACGCGTTTGTCTTGACCTTTGCCGACTCTGACGTACTACTAGAACCAGCCGCCTACCGCCGAGAACGCTACGGTAATCGCGGTACGCACAGCCAAGGGAGCGCATGGACGACATGAGTATTCGCGACGATCAAGAGCCCGATGACGGCACCGACGAAGAGTCGAAGTTCAAGCGCTTGCAGCGCTGGGTCACCGATGGATGGCGGGGCCGCCAACGCTGGTTCCGTGAAGCCGAGCGCGCCTACGACTTTGTCGCAGGCCATCAGTGGTCCGACGACGACCGCCGCATTCTGGAAGAGCAAAAGCGCCAGCCTATCACGTTCAACCGCACCGCGCCGATTATTGAGGCCGTGTGCGGTCTGGAAGTCAACAACCGCATGACGGTGGCATACCTGCCCCGCACCATGGGCGACGCCGCGCCGGACGAGGCCCGTAGTGCCATGGTCAAGTGGATACGCGAAGTCACCAATGCCGAAGACGAAGAGTCCGAAGCGTTCCGCGACATGTGCATTACCGGTGAAGGCTGGGTTGAGACGCGCATGGACTACGACGTGGACCCGAAAGGTCGCATTGTTGAAGAGCGCATCAGCCCGCTTGAAATGGGCGTGAACGACAGCGCCACCCGCCAGAACTACGAAGATGCGCGCTGTAAGTTCCGCGTGCGTGAGCTCGACACGGAAGACGCCAAGGCCTTGTTTGAAGAGCCTTACACCGTTGAAGACTTGCACGCCCGCTGGATCAACACACGCATCACGCCTGAAGATGGCGGCGAAGGCGATAAGAAGGACTATCCCGACGCGACGCGGGACGCTCTGGGCACCTCCAGCGGCAAGCGGAACAAGGTCACCCTGGTGCAGCTGCAATGGTGGGAGCGTGAACGCATCCAGCTAGTCGCTATCCAGGGTGAAGACGAGCTGGTGGAAATGACGGAGGAAGAGTTCGCCAAGTATGAGCAACGCGCCGCCGCCATGCGGCAAGTGGACATGGAAACTACAGACGCCTACGTCCAAGCCGCAGAAGCAGCTACGGCCCTAGGCATCCCCGTGGACCAGCCGCCGCCAGCCCCTACCGCCCCGCAGTACGACGCCGCCCCCACCTATCGCCGCCGCTACTATGAGGTCTACCTGGGCAGCAAAATGCTCGGAGCGCCCACGGAATTGAAGATGGGCTTCAACTTCGGCGCGATGACGGCTAAGCGGGACCGCAAGTTGAAGTGCTTCTTCGGCATGCTGCGTGACATGTTCGATCCGCAAATGTGGGCGAACAAGTGGCTCAGCCAAAGCCTGCACATCTTGAACAGCAACGCCAAGGGCGGCCTCATGGCCGAGAAGACGGCGTTTGACAATCCGCGCAAGGCCGAGAAGGATTGGTCCGACCCCACCAAGATCGTCATGATCAAGGATGGGAAGATGGATAGGGTCAAGGAGCGCCAGCCGCCGCAGTTCCCGCAGCAGCTTGGTGACTTGATGATGTTCGCCATCAATAGCCTTCGTGATGCCAGCGGTGTGAACCTGGAAACGCTGGGCCAAGCAGACCGTGAGCAAGCCGCTAGCTTGGAGGCACAGCGCCGTCAATCAACGATGACCATTCTGGCCACGTTGTTTGACAGCAAGCGCCGCTTCGTGAAGAACCAAGGCCGCCTACTCAGCGACTATGCTGAGCTGCTGCCTGAAAACACCATGGTGCGCGTGCTTGAACAGGGACAATACAAGTTCATCCCGTTCATCAAGCGTGGCGATCCTATGGAGTACGACGTCGTCATCGATCAGACGCCATACTCACCGGATCAGAAGCAACTGGTCTGGGCCACTACCATGCAGCTCCTGCAAAGCGGCACGCCGCTGCCGCCGGAAGTCGTGATCAAGCTGCTGAAGTACAGCCCGTACCCTGAGAGCGTGGTCCAAGAAATCTTCGACGCCATGGGCTTCGGTTCTGAAATGCCGCCCGAGGTCATGAAGAAGAAGCTAGAGCAAGCTGAGCAGGCCCTCCAAGTCATGGAGCAGCAGCTACAGGAGGCGCTGAAGGCCGCACAAACCGCTGAAGAAAGCAATGAGGCGGAAGAGCTCAGACTTATGATCGAAGACTTCCGCGCTGAGACTGAGCGCTGGAAAGCTGAGCTTGACGCTGTTACCGCCGCGCAGAAGAATGCCATCGCAGCTATTAGCGCTGGCCAATCTTCCGGCGGTGGTGAGGAAGGTGCGCCCACACCTGCTCAGCCGTCGCTAGAAACTGTGATGACCGAACTCGGTCGTCTCTCCGCAATGCTGGCCGCCATGCAGCCTGCACCGCCTGCTGAACAAATCCAACAAGAGGAACTAATCTAATGACCGTTGAAAACGACCTGACCCCCGAAGAACGCGCCGAGTTCGAAGCCCAAGGCGTCGCGTTTGACCAGCCGCCAGTGGAAGAAGGCTCCGCCCCGCTGGAACCCGAGCAACCGGCTACTGAGGGTGAAGCTCCTGTCGATGGCGCTGCTCCTGCGGAAGAACCGGCTCCGGTAGAAGGTGCTGAGCCTGCCGCCGCGCCACCGCCGGGCTTTGTGCCGCACGCGGCTTTACATGCCGAGCGGCAGGCAAAGGCCGATCTTCAACGTCAGAACCTGCTGATGAAGGCGCGGATGAACGCCGTTCTGGCTGAACGCACGCCCGACGCCGAGCCGCTGCCCGACATGGACGCTGATCCTGTGGGCTACATGCAGGCGTTGGAGCAGCGCGTAGAAGAAGTCCGTTCTTCCCGCGCCGCCGAGCAAGAGACCGCTCGCATTGACGCCGCGCTGCAGGATGATGAAGCCAGCTTCCAGAGCTTCACGCCGGACTACGAGCAAGCCATGGGTCACTATGTTCAGTCGCGTGCGACTGAGCTGCTCATGTTCCACTCGCCAGACCAAGCCAGTCAAATTCTGACTAACGAGGTCCGCGCCATCGCCCGCCAAAGCTGGGCCAAGGGCGTCCCCGCCGCCCAAAGCCTGTATGACTTGGCCAGGGCGCGCGGCTACGCCCCCGGCGCTGCTCCGGCTCCTACGCCAGCCCCACGGCCGACCGCAGCAGCGCCCCAAGCCGCCCCGGTGGCCCGCGTAGCCCCGGCGGCGGCGGTGGCCAGCGTTAAGGCGGGTCAGGCTACAGGGCGCAGCATGTCCACGGCCAAGGGAGCTACGGGTAAGACCGCGCCTACTGCTGAGGAGATGCTGACCTGGACTGACGAGCAGTTTGAAGACTGGCTGAAGCCCGGCAGCAAAGGCGCGAATGCGCGCTTTGCCGAGATCGGCTAGATCAGCTTTACAAAGGGATAAATCCCCTTTAGTATAGCTCGCGTGATGTGCCCTCGTCACCTTCCTGTCCGGAAGCCCTCCACGTTCGTCTTAGCCGCTGGCGTGGAGGGTGGGCTTCGTAAGCTACCGAACGATACAGGTAGTCCGTGCAAGCGACGGTAACGGCTTTTCGTGTACTCCCGACGTTACAGGGTGTTTCGCTAGGTCAGCGTCAGAGGCCAACGGAACTCTCCCTTAACCTTAATCGGAAGACACGCCAATGTCTCTCACTGAATACGGCCCCAATCACCCGCTTGCGGTGCGCATCTGGGCCAAACGCCTGTTCGTCGAAACGCTCCGTGAGTGCTTCCTCGATCGGTTCATCGGCACGTCCGAGAAGAACTCCATCATCTACATGAAGGATGAGCTGACTAAGTCGGCCGGTGACCGCATCACCGTCGGCCTGCGCATCCAGCTGATCGGCGCCGGTACTCAGGGCGACAATACCCTGGAAGGCAACGAAGAAGCGCTCGCCACCTACGCCGACACCATCCTGATCGATCAGCTGCGCCATGCTGTTCGCTCCAAGGGCAAGATGTCGGAGCAGCGCGTGCCGTTCTCGGTGCGCCAAGAGTCGATGGACGGCCTGAAAGACTGGTGGGCCGACCGCATCGACACCTGGGGCTTCAATCAGCTCTGCGGCTTCACCGCGCAGACGGATGTGCGCTACACGGGCCTCCAGCCGGTTATCGCGCCGGACGCGGTTCACCTGTTCCGCCCCAACTCCAAGACCACCGACGAAGCGCTGACCACGGGTGACGAGTTCTCCCTGGCCATCATCGATCGCATGGTCGCCCGCGCCAAGACGTTCCAAACGTCGGTCAACGGCGCGGTGCCACTGCGTCCCATCCGCTACAAGGGTGGTGACTACTTCGTGATGTTCATCCATCCGTTCCAGGAATTCCAGCTCCGTTCGGCGACGAACCAAGGTGCCTGGGCCGACCTGCAACAGAAGCGCATCCAAGGCGGTGTCACCGGCAACGACAACCCGATCTTCAGCGGCGGGTCGTTCCTGGGCATCTACAACGGCGTGGTGCTGCACAGCGCTGCCCGCGTGACCAACGGCGTCAACAGCACCACCGGTGCGGCGGTAACCAACGTTCGCCGGGCTGTACTCTGCGGCGCGCAAGCGGCGCTGATGGCCACCGGCCGTGATGACACGGGTCCCGAGAAGATGACGTGGGTCGAAGAACTCTTCGACTACAACAATCAGCTCGGCGTCGCCGCTGGGATGATCGCCGGCATGAAGAAGACGCAGTTCAACAGCGTCGACTTCGGCACCATCGTCTTCTCTACCTACAGCCCGCAGCCGTAATCTCGGCTGAACGAAACTCGCTCCACGGCAGTGTGCCGTGGAGCTTTGCCTTAAGGAGAACGCGACATGCCCGCTAACAACGCTCGGCAGACGCAATATCAGCAATCGCACTACTTCCGTAAGCGCGTGAACTGGAACGACGCTGGCATCGCCGCTGGCATCAACATCGGCACGCTGCCCGCTGGCGCTGTGCTGCTGGACGCCGCCGCTCGTATCAACACGGCGTTCAACGCCGCGACGACGAACGTGCTGCAGATGGGGATCACGCCCACCGGCGGTGAAATCCTGGCCAGCGCCGTCGTCCTGGCTGGTGCGACCGGCTTCAAGTCGGCCAAGACGGGTACGGCATTCGCGGCAGCGGCGACGCTGGCCACGGACACCGATGTCTACGTGAGCTACACGCAGACGGGCACGGCTGCCACCGCTGGTCAAGCCGATCTGGTCGTGCAGTACGCGCCCAATAACGATCAGTAAGGAGAGCACGACATGGCTCGCATCAACAAGTCCAAGGCCGCCTACTTCCTGGTCGACCTCACTCTTCTCTCCGCCGAAGACGCGAAGCTCATCATCGAAGATGCGGCGATGGGTGGCGGCGAATTCGGTGTGCGCGTAGTGGAAGAAGTCCACAACGGTCCCGCTTCGCAGCCGATCTACGGCGTCTATTATGACGTCGTCCCCGGCACGGGCGACGAGACCAAGTGGAACGCCGCTAAGGCCGAGTTCGGCATCAGCGTCGACGAGCTCGGTGTCGAAAAGACGGAAGAAGAACAGCTGGCCGAGATGGAAGCTGAAGAAGCGCGGCTGCGTGCAGCAGCGGCTTCCGACGCCGAAGCCGAAGCCGAGCGCGTGCGCGCGGCTGAAGAAGCCGAGCTGGAAGCGGTGACCAAGCAGAACGCTTCCGCCAACAAGAACAAGCACGTCCGCTAGAACTAAGGAGCTCGCACGCTATGGCATACGATTTCGGCACCATGGTCGCTCGCATCGCGCGCGAGCTCCGTCGTTCTAACATCACCGCTGACATCAAAGCGGCGATTAACGACGCGATTATCGAAGCGTCTAAAACGCGTTTCTATCTGAATGAGATGATCGGCTACACGTTCAATACGGTTCCCGGTCAAGAGTACTATCCTGATCTCGGTCTGAACGAGATCGACTGCATGTGGTGGATGAACGGTAGCTCGCGCTGGAATGTAGAGCTCGAGAACAATATCGATGCTGACAACTACGCCACTGGCACTATCAGCGGTGGCCAAATCAGCAGCTATAGCAGGTACGGAATGCAGCTGCGTCTGTATCCTATCCCTAGCACTGTTATCACGTTGAATGTGTCCGGCTTTGGCAAGCTGGCCCCGTGGCCGCTAGTGGCTGACGCTGACACGAACAATTGGATGGTAGAGGCTGAGCGCTACATTCGCGCGCTCGCCAAATCCATCCTTATGAAAGACGTCATCCGCGATTTCGGCGAAGCCACAGCGTATGAGGCTATTGCTGCTGACCTCAAAGATGATCTCTTGTCAATTACTGAGTCGCGTAGCGCGACCGGTCAACTACAGAGCACGCAATTCTAATGGGACGCAATTTCCTTAGCCTTGGCGCGTCTCCGTCGGATGTCGAGCCCGTTGACGTAGAAGTCAGCGAGTGGCTCCCCGACATTCAAGCCCTCAACAGCCCCGGCATGTCCGGGGCTTTCAACGTTATCCCTAATCAGCTGGGCTACGTGCCGTATAAAGGGCTCGTACTCACGCCTGGGCTTACGCTACCCGCCGCCGCCAAGGGCGCGGTTACGGTCAACACTCGCACGGCTGGAGCCAAGCTCTACGCCTCCACCAAGAATAAGCTGTTTGAGGGCACCAGCGTATTCACTGAGCGCTACACCACCGGCACCGCTGTAAGCGACGATTTTTACTGGCAGTTTGTCCAGTTTGGGGACCAGCTGGTAGCCTTGCGCCCGGAGCTCCCCATTCAAGTGGCTCAGATCACCGCTGGTGGAGCGTTTGCCAACTTGGGCGGCAGCCCGCCCCGCGCCCGCTGCGCTGCCCGCGTGGGCGACTTCTTGGTCATCGGCAACCTGGATGGCGAGCCGGATGTTGGCGCGGCGCAACAGCCTGCGCGCATCCGCTGGAACGGCTTTAACCAGATTTCACAACCCTGGATCACCGACCCAGGCACGCAAGCTGACTATAACGACATGCCTGCCGAAGGTGGAGCCGTTATTGCTATCACAGGCCGTGAAGTCGGTACTGTGTTTCAAGAGCGCATGATCTCGCGCATGACGTATGTTGGACTGCCTTCTGTATTCACCATTGAAACGGTGGAAGAAGAGCGCGGCGCAATTAGCACCAACTCGGTCGTGGACGTCGGCACTAGCATCTTCTATATCTCGGATGAAGGCTTCTTCCTCTTTAACGGCACCAACTCTGTTCCCATTGGTAGTAATCGCGTCAACAGGTGGTTCTTTGAGCGCCTCAACTATGAGAAGCGCAGCTTGATCAACGGCGCGGTAGACTACGAGAACGAATGCATCCGGTGGGCGTTCCCGGCGGGCGGCTCTAGCCTGCTTAGCGAAACGATCATCTACTCTTACAAAGAAAACCGCTGGTCCCACGCTGGGCTTACGGTGGAGTACATGCTGCCTGCGTTCAGCCTCTCGCCCAGCCTAGACTCGCTGAGCGGTAATTTGGACACTGACTACCCCATCAGCTTTGATACGGTAGTCACGGGCCGTCCGCGCCTTGGCGGCTTCAATAGCGAGCATGTGTTCGGCGCGTTCAGCGGCATCCCGCTAGCCGCTACGCTAGAGACAGCTGAGGCAACCGCGCCCGGTGGTAAGCGCATCTTCATAAACAAAGTCATGCCGCTGGTCGACATCACTACGCCGGGCGTAACGGTTCAAGTTGCTGTGCGTGATCAACTCATGGGCGGCGATCTTCTGTACGGCACTGCCATTTCGCAGGAAGTGACGGGTGAGTGCCCCGTACTGGCCGAAGGGCGTTACGCACGCTTCGTTATCAACATTCCGGCAGGCACCTTGTGGTCGGCCGCTAAAGGCATGACGATTTGGCGTAAGATTTTGGGGGCGTTCTAGTGGCGTATCCTTATCTTACCACGAACGAGAAAACTTATGAGGCTGTCTGGGCCTGGGCTAAGCGCCTAGTCACTGAGCTGAATAAGCCCGATGACGGCGGTTCTCCTACGCCGGGCGGTAGTCGCTCGCCTTTTGACACTGTCAACTTGATTGACGATTTCGGCGGTGTTGGTGACGGCGTTACGGATAACGCCGCCGCCTTTGCCGCCGCCGAGGCCAGCCCCTACTACCGTATTCGCATTCCAGAAGGTATGTTCTATACCTCCGCCAGCCGCTCGTTGCTGACTAAGCATTACTACGGTCCTGGACGCATAAACGCGCAGAATACGTCTAAACTGCCCGGCAGGTTCTCGTTCTTGGCTGTGCGTCCACCGCCCAGCGGAACGGGTGAGAACTTGTGGTTTGCGCCTACGGCTATCAGCTTGGAGCCGGAGTGGTTCATCATCGGTCCTAACGCGCGCACGGGCATTGACGCTCAATATTTTGAACCCGCCATTGTGCCCCACAATCAGTGGTTCAATGTGCAAAGCGGTGGCTCGGGTTACGACACCGCTACAACCAGCGCCATTGGCTCGGGCGCTACGTCGGTGTCTGTCGATGTTAGCAGCCCCGGCGCAGCGCCGCTGAGCAATGGTGACCAAATCGCCTTTACGTCTATTCCTGACGGACCGATTACGCACACCGCTACAGTGATCAGCTTGTCCGGCTCTACACTGACATTCTCGCCCGGAGCGCCTAGTGGTGGTCTGCCCAGCGGAGCCATTATCTTCCGTACTAAGCGCACCAACTCCAGCTTGTACTATCAGCGCGTTCAGCAAGAAGGCGCTGGCGATGTGTACGGCATCGTTATCCGCGCCCGCGCCAATTATCCGCCTACTGCTGGCCAGAAGCATATCTTCTTTGGCGGTACGATTGGCTTGTACGGCGGAGATATGACTGCCCTGGTCGATGGTGGGTTTCTTACAGCCTCTGAAGTGAATATCGACGGCGGAGTTTATGACATCGGTGCCGTTGGGCAAATCTTCAACTTCCAGCGTAACAACAAGACGCAAGCACGCGGCGCATTCTGGTCAGGCATCCAGCTAAAATCTGAAGGATCTCAGCCGCTGAATAACGGCCTGTGCCTTATCGGTAAGTACGACGTCGGTTTGGACTTGGCTTTGGCCGACTTCGGCACCAATAAGATTGCCATGGCCCTGGCCAACCAGCAGCGCATCTACTTCAATAACACCGCTGGTGACCCGAGCCGACTGTACACGCTGTACTCTTCTGCTTCCGGTGGCATTGGCGACAGCTACATGACGCACGATAGCGACGGAACGTCACCCTTTCTGGACATTTTCGCTGGAGCAGGTTATCGCCTCCGCATGCGCTCCAACGGCATCGCAGCTTGGAATGGTCAGCTTAACATTTCTAATGGCCTTAACGTCAATGCTGGTAACGCCAACTTCGCTGGAAACGTTGGGGTAGCTGGCCGACTTTATATGAACCCGGCGCAAACTGCTTGGATTGAGTACATCGGCATCCATATCTGGGCCACTCAAGACGGCGGCGCAAATTTCAACCTTATAGTCTAGGAGAAACACTATGAAGATCAATATTCAGCTTGACGAGCAAGAGCTCGAGATCGTAGCGCGTGGCGTGGCGGAGCTTCCGTACAAGCAGAGCGCTCCCGTAATGGCGCTGCTGGAGCAAGCGTTCCAACGTGCTACAAACGAGCAGCGCACCGCCCAAGCCGCTGAAAAAGCTGCCGCCGCAGCGGCCGAAGCTGCCGCCGCCAACCAATACGAAGCTAAGGAAGACTAACCAATGGGGATTTTCAGCAGCATTAAGAAGGCCATCTTCGGCGGCAAGGCCAAGTCGACTTCGGCAACTTCTGCTGAGTCGACGACGAGCCCGTATGCTGCAGTGATCCCGGCCATCAACGACTATATCTCACAAATCCAAGGCACCTACGCCAACACGCCCCAGATCAGTCAGTATGAGCAACAAGGCTACGATGCTTTGAAGGGTGTGGCCTCTGACACGTCTGGAGTAGACGCTGCTGTGGCGGCGAATACGAAGACGATCAATGGCGATTATCTAACGCCCGATACCAACCCTTACTTGGCTGACATCGCTAAGCGGGTTGGCGCAGGGGCGTTGCAGACTATCAACACCACCTTTGGCGGTGGGGGGCGTACGGGCAGCGGCTTACACGCTACGTACGCAGGTGAAGGAGTCGGCAATGCCTTGACGGACCTGTACGGCTCGGTTTACGAGTCTGAGCGTAGTCGCCAAGACGGAGCCATTGCTCGCGCCGGGACGGTGGACGCCAGCCGCTACACCGCGCCTAATGCGCTGATTGAGGCGGGTAAAGGCATCAGCGCCCGCCCGTTCGACATCGCCAATAGCTATGGCGGCATTCTCAGCAGCCTTGCCGGGCTTGGCGGTACGACAAGTGGAACGACGACCGGTAAGACCACTGGCGTCTCGCAAAACAAAGGGGTGTTCGGCAGCATCCAGAACCAACTATTCCCCGGGAGCGTGTGATGATCCAGCAAGCAATTCGTAATATGCAGTTTCTGCAACCGTTGGCTCAGCGTCCGGCGGTGCAGCCTCAGCTTCCACAAGTCGCGCCGCCGCAGCTTCTTCAAGCTCCACCTGAGCAGGCTGGCCAAGGCGGCCAAGGCGGCGGGGACATTATGAAGATGATCGTCAAACTCTTCGCAGGTGGCTAAGATGGGAATTCTGGATAACATCCTAACTAAGATCGCTGGGGCTACGCACGCGCCTACCACGGGGGCGCAGGTTGCCGCGCCTGCTGCCGCCCAAGCGCCGCCCAGCATTCTAGGGACCATCGGTAGCGTACTAGCGCCGGAGGCTGGCAGCTTCTGGTCTAGCGCCCTGCAGAACGGACTGGTGAACGCGCGCCCTGGCATGGAAGTTTACCAAGCCGAAAAAGCCAAAGCCGCGCAAGAAGCTCAGGCCGCAGCTACCAAAGCCGCGCGCGGGGAGTACATCACCACGCCGCAAGGTGCGGTGCTGCAAATTCCCACCGAAGGCGGAGCGCCCAAGCAAGTCTATACACCGCCCGTAAAGCCGACGGAGACGGAGAGCTTGATTGAGAAATGGCTCGCCGCGCCCGAAGGCTCTCCCATCCGCGCCTTGTACGAGCGCGCCATCAAAGGTTATCAGTATACCGAGCCTGTGATCGAGCGCCAGACCAAGGCAAAGGAGCGCGTAGTCGCCACCAACAATAAGACCAAGCGCTTTGCGCCGCGCGCCGCTGGTAAGGCTGCCCAGCCTGGACCGGGTGAAGGCTTCACAGTCACGCGGCCGAAGTAGGAGAGAACACTATGGCTGACGCATACAAAGTGGGCGACATCGCCACCAACCCTAGCACTGGTGAGCAGAAGCAGTTCAACGGCCGTGAATGGGTGAAGGTTACAGGCAGCACGCCGCGCGTGGCTCCGAAGATGTCTGTGGAAGCGCAGAAGCAGCTGAACGGCTTGAATGCACAAGCCGCCGCAGCGCGTGAAACTGCAACCGAGTATAGCAACGCCCAAGCCGCTCTCAAGCGTTTGAAGCCCGGGCCGTTCCGTGGCGCGTTCTTGGACGCTGCCATCCCGGAACAAGGCGGCAACTTGATGGACAAGCTGGGCAGCATCGTCATCGGTGGCCCGGCTAAAATTCTCGGGGCGGTAACGCCGCAAGACACTACGGACTTTCAGCGCTTGAAAGGTCTACAGGCGCAACGCGTGCTTACGGGCCAGATTGAGCAGAAAGGTCCGCAGACGGATAGTGACGCCGCCCGCCTGAACCTTACGGAAATCAGCCCGTATAAGACTTCTGAAGTCAACGCCGCTGTGGTGGATAGCGGCCGCAAAAAGGCTGATCGCGCCATCAAGCGCGCACCGTTCTACAGCAAGTGGGCTAACACCTACGGCCTGAACGGTGTGGACGAGAAAGGTCGCAGCGTTGAGCAGGCATTCCAAGAAGATCTCAACAAGTCCTCCGCGCCCAAGGGCAACGGTGGCTGGAAGCTGGTGAAGTAGCATGGCTACGAAGATCTATAAAGTTCAAGCGCCTGACGGCTCCACCATTAAAGTGGAAGGGCCTGAAGGTGCAAGCGAGCAAGAAGTCATCGCCCAAGCGCAACGGCTCTACAAGCCTGCGGCTAAGAAGCCCGTCAGCAACAAAGCTGGCGCGGGCTTGCGCGGGTTTGTCAGTGGCATCACGTCTAACTTTGATGACGAGCTAGCCGCCGCCGCTAACACGGTTCTGCCGCTGGACCGCATCCTGCACCCGGAGCGTCAAACCGCCAGCATGTGGGACGGCATCAGCCCCCGTGAAGCGTTTGAGAAGAACTTGGCCACGGACCGCGCCTTGGTGGCGGACGACGCTAAGAACTCGCCTAAAAGCCGAGGCGCAGGAACCATCGCAGGCGGCATTACGCAGGCCTTGCTAGGGGCTAAGGCCATTGGGGCGGCTGCACCGGCTCTGAGTAAGGTACCTGGGGTCACAGCTTTGGCGCGCAGCGGCGTCGGGCGCAGCGTTGTGGCGCGTGCGGCGGCTGGTGGTGCAGCAAGTGGCGCGGCGGCTGGCGCTGGCGCTGCAGAAGGCAGTTTGGAAACACGGCGTAAGTCTGCCGCTCTAGGCGGGCTTACTGGCGCTGTGCTGGGCGGCGCGGTGGCGGGCACGGTGGCAGGGCTCTCTCCCGTAGTGAAGAAGTATGCTGACGCATTCCTCAATAAGGGCGTCACACAGCAGGCTCTGCAGCAAATCGCCAAGGCACTTCAACAAGAAGGCTACGACGTCACCAGCCCGCAAGGTGTACAGGCGCTACAAGCTGAGCTTAGCAGCTACGCGGGCAAGCCTGTCAGTCTCGCAGACATCGGTAATGCTACACGCGCCCGCACGGGCGTTGGTCTGCGCACGCCCAGCAAGGTGCAGTCACAGTCAGTAGATACTGTCATCGCCCGCCGCGCTGGCCAAGGTCCTCGCCTCAGCCGCGACATTACCGATACCGTGGCCCCGCGTACCGACGTGTATGCCCTGGACGACGCCCTGGTGGAGCAACGCACCGCCACCGCCATCCCGCTGCGTCAAGCTGCCTTGCGCACCAACAAGACGGCTACAACGTCTGACGGTCGCAGCATCGTTCTCTCCAACGCTCAAGGGCTGGTGCCCGTGGTGCCGGAAGACAACGTGCTTCAGCAAATCGCACGTCTGCCTATGGCCCAAAAGGCCCTTGGCGAAGCGCGTGGCCTAGCCGAGAACGAGCGTATGCTGCGGCTGGCGCAGGGTCAATCCATCGACGATCTGCCCGACTTCCCCGATCCCGGCGCACCGCTGGACATGAAGTCGCTAGACTACATGAAGCGCTACATGGACAAGCAGGTAGACCAGCTCTATCGTAATGGCGCGCATACCGAAGCCGCTGAGCTCAAGCAACTGCGTGACGCTTTGCGTGAGCGTATGCGCACCGCCGTGCCTGAGTACGGCGAGTACCTGGACACCTATAGCGATATCTCGTCCATGCGGGACGCTCTGGCCGCTGGCCGTGGCGGTGTAATGCCCAACGGGCGCGGCACGGTAAAGGGGTTTGATCAGCTGGACCCTGAGCAGATCGCAGCTGGGCAGGCGGGGCGCAGCACGGCGGAGCAAGAGCTCTACCGCGTGGGCGTGGCGCGGAACCTGGACGATACTGTCCGCTCCACTCGTGAGACGGCCGCTCCTGCTAACCGCATTCTCAACACGCCGGAGTCTATCGCGCAGCTGGAAGCCACTGGCGTAACGCCTGAGAACGTGGGTAAGCTGACCACCGCTGTGCGGCAAGAACGCCAACTGGACCGCCTGCACGGCGAGCTTACCGGCGCGCAGACCGACGCACGCCTTGCCGCCCGTGCTGATGCGGACGCTGGTGTGAGTGGCCAAACTCCGTTCAACCCCACTAGCCCTGTCAGCTGGCTCGCGTTCTTCGGCCGTAAAGCTGCTGGCGCGGTGGACCTACGCCGCAACGCCGCTATTAATGAAGCTGCTCTGCCCCGCCTACTAGCGCAGGACCCGGCCGCTATCCAGCGCACTATCCAAGAGTTGGTGGCCGCTGGCCGTCAACAAGAAGCTGACATACTCCGCCGCGCCGCGCAATCTAAGCTGGCCGGTGCTGGGCTGGGCAACATCATCGGCGCTCCCGTCTCTCTTCAAGAAGGAAACTGACTATGGCATTCTCCGACTGGAGCACTAACCCGACGTCGAATGCCGTTACGCCCGGTATGGACTGGGCGGAGGGCATGTCTCCCGCGTTGATCAACAATAACGTGCGCGAGATGATGGCGCAGCTCAAGGCAGCCATCGCTCCGTTGGCTAGCCCGGCGCTTACCGGCAGTCCGACGGTGACTAACGGCTCGCCTGCGGGGGCGGGTAATGTCACGTACAGCTTCAATGCTCTGTACAATGACGGCAACGCTAACTATCTCACCACCGTGGCTAGGCGCATGGCCACGGGCACCACTTGGACCACCTTGGCCCTGGAATTGCAGCGGCGCACCGACGGCGACAATCAGCAAATCATGCGCTTCAACCCTACCAGCAGCGGCACGGCGTTTGAATGGCTGGCCAACTCCGCCACCAGCCTAGCCACGCTCAGCACTACGGGCGACTTTGTTGCCGTGGGCAACGTTGGCGCGTATTCCGACGCAAAGCTGAAGCGTGGCATTGCCACTATGGAGTCCCAGCTGGAGAAAGTCAAGCGTCTCCGCCCCGTCACGTATACGCTGAAAGATACCGATATCAACAGCATGGGCTTCATTGCGCAAGAAGTGGAGAAGTTGTTCCCCACCATGATCGGCGCTAATGGAGACAAAACGCTGTATATTCGGTACTTCCAAATGTTCGCGCCCGTGGTGGCGGCGCTGCAGGAGGTCATCGCCCGCGTAGAACAGCTGGAGGCCCACCATGACGCTACCTAGCACGGGCTTTATTTCCATGTCTGGCGTGGCTGCGGAGCTTGGCATAAGCCCCATTGGGCTTAGCCTGGGCAACGGGGCCGTGCGCACGCTGGCGGGGGTGGCTAGCGGTCCTATAAGCATGGACGTGTTGCACGGCAAAAGCGCTGGCGGGGGCGGGGGCCCGCCTCCTGGCCCTGGCCCAGCGATCGACTTCTCTGTGGGCAGCCAAGAGCAAATGCCTGCTGGTAGTCTGGTGCGGTACTACCGCGACATGACAGCTACTGTTCCCGCTGGCAGCTACAACTTCAGCTGGAGCGTTGGTGACGCGACGTTCATGTACTTGACTGGCGCGGCCACTATCAACTGTCGTGCTCAAATGGTGTTGAGCGTCAACGACTCTGTGAACGAGACGTGTGACGTCACCCTCATCGTAACCAACACAGCCACGGGTGAGGTAAGCACCGTCACCAAGCCTGTCAACATAACTGCCTTTGGGAGTGGATAATGCACGTGCTACTGAAAGAGTTATTCACCGGTCCTGACGGCACCAGCTACAGCTTCAATAAGTTCGCGGCGGCGGTGACGTTCTTCATCACACAGGCCAGCTTCATTGGCGTGGGTGGCAAGTTCTTCTTCAAAGAAACTACCACCATAGCTGATTGGGCCTTGTTTTTCCAGTTCGGCGCTGTGTTTCAAGTCACCATGGGTGGTGTGGTCATCGCTTACGTTACGCTACAGACAAAAGCCGAAGGCGGCATTCTGGGCAAGAAGGAACCTACCGATGCAACCTAGCAAGCAGATAATCGCGTTCGTCAAGAACTTTGAAAAGTGCAAGCTGACTGCTTACATGCCCACACCGAACGACAAACCCACTCTGGGCTGGGGCTCCACCGGGCCGGATATCAAGCTCGGCATGCGCTGGACGCAAGAGCAGGCAGATGCGCGGTTTACAGCTGACGCCAATAAGTTCGCCGCTGGGGTTACCGCGCTGCTGACTGGACCGACCCGTCAAGATCAGTTCGACGCTATGTTCAGCTTAGCCTACAATATCGGGCTCGCTGCGTTCAAGGGCTCCACGGTGCTGCGGAAGCATAACGCGGGTGACTACACTGGCGCGGCCAACGCATTCGTCATGTGGAACAAGCAAGCGGGCAAGGTGCTGAACGGTTTGACGCGCCGCCGCCTAGATGAAGCGGAGATTTATCGGTGAAAGACCCAATTAAACTCCTACTGTACACCTTAGCCGCCGTGGTGGTGCTGGTAGTGGCGGGCCTGTTAGTCTGGAACTTTGATCCATTCAAGCGCCGCCACAATGCGGAGGTCAAAGCCGCCTCCGCCGAAGTCAAGACCGCGCAAGCTGAGCGCACCACGCACACCATGGAGCAACACTATGAGCGACTACAGCCAATCATCATCCAAGGCGCGGCTGCAGAGCAAGCCGTACAGGCAGCGCCAGGGGCCACGGTATGCTTGGACACAGTGCGCCGCGCTGTGCTTTGCCGTGAGCTTAGCAGGCTGCGAGACGACGCCGGTTGCGCCGCCCTTGACCGTGCCTGCGACCCTGCGGCAGCTGCCGGCTCGAGCGGTAGTGGGGAGCCTCTCCACTGAAGGCGACAAAGATGCTTTGATAGTGCGGCAGGAAACAGCCATGTCCGTCGCCATCGAGAAGTTCAAAACGCTGCTTGAGTTGATTGATAATCACAACGACGTAGTCCATAAGCCGCCGCGAAAGTGGTATCAATTCTGGAGTAAGTGATGTCGCCGGGTAAACTTCTCACCGACATGAGTGAAGAGCATTTCACGGATCAGCTGTATCTGCAGATGATGCGGGAAATGCTTACCGGCCTGCGGGAGGTAAACGCTAGCCTGCACGGGCTGCAGGAAACCAACATGGACATCGTTCAGCGGCTGTCTAAGATTGAAGCGCGGCCTATCGAAGACCTGACCAAAACCATGGCCGCTATGGACGCCCGCCTAAAGCTTATGGAAGACCGCCACCTTAAAGAGGATGGCGCTAGGTCCTTCGTCGCGTGGCTTAAAGACTATACGCCGTGGCTGGCGGCTATAGGCATCGCCATCTTCGCTTATCTAGAGAAAAAGGCCGCCCCATAAGGGCGGCCTTGCCGTTTAGAAGCTGGAGATTTCGCCTGCTTCTACGAGCTCGATGTATTTCTCTAGGAAGTGCTTAGCCTTGTGCAGGTCTTCCACGCCGTTCTTCTTTTTGGCGCGCATCACATACTTGGTGATCTGGCCCTGGAAGTAATCCAGATCATGCTGGGCCACGATGTCCCAGTGCTGAATGCCGCTTTCTGCGGCGTAGTGGGTGCCCGCCACTTGGCGGCTGTTGGCATCGGCAGTGCTGGTGGTCTTACGCGGGGTCATTGGCTTTACTCCATTCAAAGTTGATGTAAGCGAGCAGAGTCGCTTCCTGGTCGCACTGTGCTTCGTTCACGCCGACGGTGCGGTCGTTGATTAGCTTCTCCGTATAACTGAGGAAGTTGCCAAACACTTCCGTGATCAAGCGGTTGCCCATAGCCCGCTCGCGGATGCAGTACAGGCAGCCCTCGGCGGCGTCGGCCAGCTTAAGGATGCGGCGCTCAAACGGCGTGAGAACGTGGTCCCAGTTTAGCTCTGCTGCTTCCAGATGTTCTTGCTCCAGGTCATCCCACACCTGACGGAATGGACGAGCTTCGCCCTCGGACTGTTCATAATCCGGCAGGCTACGCTTCACGGGCGCGGGCAGGTCGCCCATCTTATGCTCGGCCAGATCGTGGGTGAGGGCCGCCATAAGCAGCGCCGCGCCAATGCCGGGCACACTATGCCCCACAAGCCACGAGCACAGCATAGCCACATGAAAACTATGCTCCGCAACATTCTGGCTGCGCAGAACGGGGATGGTGTGGTAGCGGCGGGTCTCGCCGCCGTTGCGGATGAAGTCGAGGGTTTCCATCAGCCTACTCCGTTGCGCAGCTTGGCCAGCCGCTTTTGGTTGCGCCGCTCCAGCCAATCGCAGCACGCGATGGACCAGTCACCGGCCTTGATGCTCTCGGCGTGCTTCTCGGCGGCGTGGAAGTCGCCCATCTTGAAAGCCTGCCATGCGTCCCACATGGGCCGGGCGACACTCTTGAAGAATTGGTTCTTCCACGTGTGATCGACACACCATCCCGCCATGAATAGGTTAAGCTCGTCGTTGAAGCTTTCCGGATCACTAACCAACGGCACGCGCAGCAGCGCCGGGGTACGGGGAATGTTGCGCGGCGTGTGGGCGGGAGCGGCCTCGGTATACTGGTCGCTATGGCGGGCGTCTTCTTGCAGTGTCTCGAACCTGTGCGGCGCATCGAAAGCGCCGCCCGGCAGCTTGCCCGGATAGATGTGAAAGTTATTGCTGAACTGGTTGTAGACACCGACGTCCACGCCCACCATGGCGGCCACGTACTCTAGTAGGAAGCTGAAGTGGACGGCGTTGGCTCCGTACGCACCCCACCAGATGTCGTTGCTGCGGCACAGCACGGTCATGTTCAGCTTGCCGTCCTGTATCTCGAAATAGGCGTGCGTGTTGCACGGTACGTCGGCGCTGAATTGAGCGTTGATCAGGTCGCCGATAATGGGCGGCGCGTTGTACTCGCCGGGATCGGAGTGCTGGCCTGCGTCCCACATGGCCAGCACGGTGCGCCGGTCGTCGTTATCGCCTGCCAGCCGCGCCACGACCTCGTTCAACTGGTCATAGCCGAAGTGCTTACGCCACCGGTAGCCGTACGCTCCGGGCTGGGTGCGCCCGCCGTCGTCGCTATAGCTCAACATGTTCTTGTTGAACTGCGCCAGCCACGGCAGGTCGTTCCGCCCGGCCAGCATCCACAGCGCCTCCATGACGTGGAAGAAGGGATTGGCGTCCCGCAGCGGGCTGAACAGGACGCGGGCCGTGGGGTCGGTGTAGGTGGTGATCACCGGCTCCCGGCAGCGGATCACCGGGCCGTTGCGACTGGACTTGCTCACGCCGCTATGGGCCAGCAGGCGCAGGCCCTCTGCAAGGCCTTGGTTGACGTTATGAACGTTGATGCAGCGAACCATTTATCTAATCCTATTCGGGCTGAAGTAGATACCAACAGCGATTACCACGCACGCTACGATGGCGATAACCGCTAACTGAAGGAAGTAATGCCAGTACATTGGCTCAGGCTGTTCTTCGCGCCGCCACGAAGATGTGCGCCAGAACATATGATCAATCTCGTGAAACATGCCAGCGACGCCGCCTATAATCACCGCACCAAACCCGCTAGCAAGCAGCCAAGATACCCAACGCCCATCTGTGTTCAGCCACTCTATCATGACTTCTCCTTATAGAGTTGCTTGGGCGTGCCCTCGCCAAGGCGGACGCGCTCATATTTGTCGAACTCGCAGAGGCAGTTCTGCAAGTCTTGGGCGTGTAGCTCAATGTCGTGCTTGGCCAGCCGGGCGTTCACGGCCATGTGCAGGGTCTCCAGGGTAACATTCCAGTTAGTCCCACGCCAGTAATTATCCACAGGCAGGCCGCATACCCGGTTAAGGCCGCGCCTGCTGCCTGGGCCGCTGGCAGCAAAGGTTTGCCAGTCTGAGGCCGATCTGAGTGGCTCCACGTACTTCATGTCGGCCACCACTTGGGCGGCCATGAAGCTGCCGAGGCCGTCGAAAGTCATGAGGCGCTCATGGAAGTCGGCCAGAGTATCACCCTTTGTCGGCATAGCCCACTCACGGCTAGTCCACAACGGTCCAAGCACCTTGTCAAACAGATAGTCGATCTTGTCGCCCGTGTGGCCGTTGGTGCTGACGATGTACGCGCTGTTGAACACCTTGTCTCCACGCGCCTTGCGGCGGTGCAAGGCGGCGCGTAGCTTCTCCGGCTTGTAAGGCAGCGGAAAGCCAATCTCCGCCAGCGTGTCCGGGTTGTTGAACAGACGGGCGATGACCATGGCGAACCATAGATGGTCTGGTCTATTTCCAGACATGAAATCATCTCGCCAGTGTCTGGCGATCCACTTGGTTACCGCATCGTCTTCGCGGTGAATATTACAGAACCGATACTTGGCTAGAATGGGGTCTTTGGTCCACTTGGCGCGCGGCAGCCCGTCAGCTTTGTTGACGCGCACCTTCTCCCGCGCGATGATGAAAGTACATAGGTCCAGAACGCGCATCATGGCTTAGCTCCAAAGATAGCCACGAACTCTTCCGTGGCGCGCTTGATCATATCCTTGTCGGGCTCTGCGGGGTAACAGGCCGCTCCCGCAATTTTGCCCAATCCTAGCTGCACAAGGTCCTCCGCCGCGTGGGCGCGGTTGAACAAGCCCAGCTTGGCGCGGGCGCTGCGCTGGATTTTGGCGTAGGCTGTCGCGTCTATGTGGTCGTACTCGCCCAGCACATCGGCCAGCTTACGCGGCTCCAGGTTCGTGTCGATAGGCAGGTAGTCACGCCCCGGCACGAAGATGGGGTTAGGCGTGGTGCCGGTGAGGAACCGTGGATTGGCGATGACGACGCAACCTTGGGCCATAGCCTCCTGCACCACGCGGTTCAGCTGCCCGCTGTTCTGGCGTACGCTCAGGTCCACCAGGAACTTACTGGCGCGGAAGTGGGCGTCCCGCATCGTCTCGTCCAGCACGCCCATATAGTGCGCCTTCTTCATGGCCGTGGTCCAGATGGGCACGCCCTTCTCGTCCTTGAACTTATCAGGGCACTTGGTCTCACTGCGCATGTAGCGTAGGGCAATGCCATCGCCGGCGAAGAAGACCTTGCCCTTGGGCATGTGCGGCACGGCGCGCACCAGGGCGTCGGCGCGCTTCCATTGCTTCCACACCTGGATGGACATGAAGCCCGCGCGCATCTCCATGGGCGTAACCCGCCCTGGCGGCGTGGGGATGGCCGTATAGACCATGGCGCGCGGGCTAGCCACGCCTACGGTGCTCTCCAGGCTGCACGGCTGCACGCCCACAAAGGCGGCGGCATACTTGCCCAGGCTGGCGGCCCACAGATAGCGCTTGGGCATGTGGTCGTCATGGATCATGAACACGTTACCCGCCTTGTGCTTGCGGATGGCGTCTAGCCAGAGCGTCGTGCCCTCGGTCGCTTCGTTGCGGAAGCCGAACATACTGGCCCACACCACGACGTCGTGTGCGTTAGCGAGCTTGATGAATTCTTTGACGCCTTCCGGCGTACAGATGCTGATGCGCCGCTCGCCGCGCCAGCCTTGCGTGGGGTGCATCAGTTCGCCCGTGCCCACGCCGCGCGTGAACTCGCGCTCATACTTGCCGCGCGGCTCGCCGCCAACACCACGGTTGGTCTTGCTGAAGCTGACGGTTATGAACGTCGCTGTGTGGCTAGCTTCTTTGAAGCCTGCCATGTAGTTTTCGCTAGCGGTGATAATACCGCCCAAGTCCGCCCCATGGGGGACCACATACAGAACCTTCGACATGACAAACTCCCTCTAGGCATGAAAAGGCCAGCGCAACCGTTAAGTCACGCTGGCCTTGCTAGTCAGTCTGGTTGGCGCCGAAGGTTTAGCCGACCGAGACGTACCCGGCGTCGACGGCGAACTTCAGGCAGCCCGCGTCGTACTTCGAGTCCTTCGCGCGGAACTCCGCGACGGTCTTGCTGGCGAACAGGTCTTCCAGCATGGTGGCGCGGAAGGTGCCTTCGCGGGCGGTGTGCTTCTTGTTCAGCACCTTGATCTTGCGCTCGTCCGGGCCCTTGGCGGCGCGGGCTTCACGAGCCTTTTGCAGCGCGGCCACGTTGCCCTTGGGCTTGGCCGGAGCATCGGCCTTGGCGGCCGGAGTAGCCTTCTTGGCCGGGTTGACGGGCGTGGACTTGGCGGCGGCCTTGAGGCCTTCCTTGTCCGGCGTGGCTTTGGACGACAGCTTGGTCTGGGCCATGGTGGCCTCCTCAGGTTTGGATAGGGACATCAGCGTCCCAAGAAGCTGGATAGCCTCCAGCGTGGCTCCATGGCGCAAGGCCTTGGCCTTTAGCTCCTGCAGTTGCGGGGCCAAAGGTAGATCAGAAAGCTTATGCCGCCACGTGAAGTCATCCTTCTTGGCGACGAAGGTCTCTACTTGGCTCACGCCCAGAGAGAACTTCAAGCACAGAAAGCCGTCACCGACTTCCAGCGCAGCCACGCAGATGTCGTGGCCCATGCTGGTCGCCTTGAGCACCACAAAGGGAGCCTTATGTTCTTGCCGTCTACGCATGAGTTAATTTCTACCCTTGATTTAACAGATGCGCAAGCGTTATCTCTTGCGGGCGGCCAAGGCGGCGAACAGCGCTTGCTGACCTTTGTTCTTTCCAGCGAGCGCGAAACGCATATCTTGGTCAACGGTTTCACGCATTACTGCATGGTAGCGTAACACGCGAGCAGATTTGTTGCCCTGGCGTAGTATTCGCTTGACTAGCTGATCATACTGGTCAAAGTCCCACGTCATAGAGTAGTGGGCCAAGTGGCAGGCCTGCCCGTGCTGTAGGTTAATGCCGTGGCCCGCGCTGGCGGGGTGCACGGCCATAACGGTATAGTCGCCACGGTTCCACGCGTCTTCATGCGCTTTACCCTTGGCCCCGGTAACGCCGCCGCCTATATACGGCAGGTCCTTGCCGAACGCCTTTTGCAAGCGCTCTAGATCATGCTTGAACTCGTACGCCACTAGCAGGGGCGCACCCTGTAGCTCTTCAACCAGTTCCTGCAGCCATTGGGTCTTAACATCGTGGATTTCCAGCGTCTGGCGTTCTTTACCGCCGATGATGCTCAGCACGTCGTCATCCACATACAGGCCGCCGTTACAGATTTGACGGAGCTTGATGCTGGCCGCCGCGCCGTTGGCTGCAACAATCACGCCCTCGTCAATCTTGGCGAGCAGGTCTTCCTCTAGTTGATCATAGAGCTTACGAGCCCTAGCAGGAAGGTCCAGCAGCGTGAAAGTATCCACCAACTCAGGCAGCTCAAGATAATCGGCAGCAGCCATCCGTAGCGCCAACGGTTTGAGTTTCTCATAGATCAACTCCTTGGCCCCCGGCTTGGGCAGCCATTTCCAACCCTGCCTGTCCGGATTTATGAAGTAGGTCATCCGGTAATGGGTAATGTAGCGGCCTAGGGCGTTACCCTCGTCCAGGACAAAGCACTGGCCAAACAGGTCTAGCAGCCCGTTGGCGGCGGGCGTGCCCGTAAGGCCCCAGCGGCGGGCAAAGGTGCCCAGTACGGTCTTGAGCGCCTTGAAGCGCACGCCTTTAGGGTGCTTGAACTTGGTCAGCTCGTCAATCACCAGGGTGTCAAAGCCCAGGGCTTTCCAGCGCTTGGCGTTGAATATGGTGCCGCCCTTGCCGTACACCAGCCACTCCAGCCCCTCGGGGTTGATGCAGTACACATCGGCGTCGCTGTGGAGGAGTTCCTCCTTATGCGGGCCATGCAGCACCACCACGCGCAGGTGATTGAAGTCCTTCCAGTCCTCAGCTTCTTGGGGCCACACGCCGTGACACACGCGCAGTGGCGCGATCACCAGGGCTTTGCTGGCCACCTTGCGCTTCTTTAAGAAGCTGAACGCAGCGAGCGTAACGCTTGTCTTGCCCAGGCCAGGGTCCAGAAACAGCGCTGCGGCGGCGTGCTCCAGTAACCACTTGACCGCCTTGCGCTGATAGTTGTGCGGCGACCACTTTGCGGGCGATCGCGCAAAGAGCCTCTTGGACGGTGTCGTGGACTTCGACGTCATAGCCTAGCGCCTTTAGAATGGTGTGCTTTTCAACCTGTTTTGGTTCAGGCTCGTATCCCGGCCACTTTACCTCAATAAAGAGAGGACGACCACCGGGGATTAGAAATAGCTGGTCGGGCCAGCCTGTGTCGCTACCCGCCACCAGCTTGATGGGTATGCTGGGCACAAGTAGCTTGTGGAGAACCTGCTGTACAAGCGGGTCCTCCACACGCGTCTTTTCTTGGCGTGGCTTACGCCGCATAGCGGGCGGCTAGCCACGTGAAGTACTCAGGCCATTCGCTGAGATCGCCTTCCCGCCAGCTACGGAGGAAGGTATCGCCTTCGTTCCCAGCTGGGAAGACCACGTCGAGCGCGTAGTCCATGGCGTCTTGGGCGTTGCCGATGTTACGCATCGCCTTTTCTCCACTTCCCTTCGTTCTCGTAGCGCCACACTTCCATGCGGGCTGCGCAGTAGCGAGCTTCGGCGATCTTGGCTTTTTCGGCCGTGGTTTCGTCGTCGTCCGGGTAATGCCAGCCTTTACGCCCGTCGCCATAGGTGCCGTCGATATACATGGCGGGCGTTGCGAGCTTATTTTCGCGCTCGTTAGCCCACTTCCGCACCAACTCAGGCGCTTGTGGGTCGCGCGCTAGCAGCACGAACATGGGCTCGTCCGGCAGCGCGGCGGAGTAGCACATATCACCTTCGCTCTTCGTGCCCATGGCTCAGCCCACCACGATGCCAAGGCGATTGAGCACCTTGGCCATGTGAACCGCTTGGTTCTTGGCGTCGGCCAGGGCGTTGTGATGGATGCCCTTGGCCCGCTCGATCTTGATGTCCGCCGCCCCGGCGATGGACTTGATGGTGCGGTAGCACCGCCCGTTGAACGGTGCGAACGGATGCTTCACGTTGGCGGCCCGCGCCGCCACGGCGATGATGGGATTGTCAAAGTCCGCGCCGTTGCCCCACACACGCACGTTGCGGCGCGGACCGCCCAACACAAAGTCGTGCAGCTGGATGATGGCTTGGTCCAGCGGCACGGCGTCTGGGTGATAGTCGGGCGCAGCCCAGTCGCCGCTGGGACCGAAGATGGCGCGTGCCTCGGCCGATTGGCGGGACCACCACGCCATGGTGCTATTCTCGCCTTGTGTGGAGTAGTGCAGGCCGAAGATTTTCTCCTGCTCCTTGTTCAGGTCGCGTACGATGATGTACTTCTCATCGCCGAGTTCGCCCGTGGTCTGGTCGAAGTAGACCGCGCCGATGCTAAAGATGGCGCAGCCCGCTACGGTGCCGCCGGTTTCCAGGTCTACCATTACGTCTTGCATAGTCTTCTCCTAGAATTTACAAGGGCCGCCATTGGCCTTGCGGAAAGTACACCAGTGACATTTGTCATTGGGACGGGGCGCGAACTTGCGGTCCGCGAACATGGGGATGACCTTCTTGCTCCAGCCTTTCTGGATCAAAGCGGCGTCCTTAGCGGTGTAGGACAGAACCACCTCGTTGTCGGTAGGCTGGTCCAGATACCACAGCCGCGTGTTGATCTCGGTCAGGTGGGGATAGCGCTTGAACCCGGCCAGCGCGAACAACTCCACCTGATCCTTGTTGGTCTGATACTTCTTGCCGGTCTTGTGGTCGATCAAGTCGGCAGTGGCGTCGTCGTAGACGACCATGAGGTCGGCCTTGGCGCGGAACCACACATCATCGCCGAACCAGTTGGGCTTGCCCGTCCAGGTCCAGTCGCTGCGGTAGCCCCAGGCTTGCTCCACAATGGGGCTCAGTTTCTGGAGCTCCTTGAACTGTCCGGCAAAGTGCTTCAGTTCCGGCGGGCACTTCTTGATTTTGCCGAGGGTGTAGTCCTCCGCCAGCTTGTGAATGGTGTTGCCGCGCTGCATGGCGGCGCTGCCGGGGTCGGGCAGGCGGTCGATGTGCTTGCACTTGAACTTGAATGGGCACTGCGCATAATCAGCGTAGCGGCTGTAGCTCCAGGCGGTTACGAGCGGGGTTGGCATTCCATATTTCCTTCAATGCAGTATTTATAGATTGCGCCGATAAGCTCTAGCATCCAAGCATGAGTGCGGCTGCCGTCGAAATCAAAGCCAACACACATTCCGACCACCGGGTTACTATTGAAATCAACACGGACAAGAATGGTGAAATCATAATCACCGAGCTCTACGATTACAGACCATTCCGTGCCTGCCAGCATTCGCTGGTTAACGGCGGTCTGCAGAGCGTCGTCAGCTTTCCGGCTTACCATGGTGCGTCCTGGTGTTTCTTGAGGGAGGCCCAATTGGAGCCGGTCTTGCCGTCGGTCAGCATTTCAACGTCGATGCCTTCAAGTCCCTCCATACATTCGCGGAGAACCTGCATCTCTTGCTGGTAGTGTTCTTTCGGCGCGGAAACGTTGATTTCGTCGTACACAGTAACCATGAACCGGCCCCGCCGTTGCGGATGGTTATGATAATTAATAATGGCCCGCTTGGTCACGTCTGCCGCGCTGCCCTGAATAAGGTAGTTCAGCAGCTTGTACTCGTAGGTCATCATCTTGTTGAAGCGCTTGTTGAAGCCGGGAGCCTCCACGTAGTATTCACGCCCGCCCCAGGTGGTAAGGGGCAGTCCGGCGGCGCTCAGAGCCTTAATTTGCTTGTTCAGACCGGTCAAACCGGGCAGGGCCTTGCCATGGGCCGCTAGCAGTTGCTTGGCGGCCTCTAGGCTTACGTTCAAGGCTCCTGCGGTTGCCGGAGCACCTCCACCATAAATTCGTCTAAAGTTGGTGATCTTGACTTGGGTCCGGTGGTAATCGAGACCTGTGATATCGAGGATGAGCTGCTTGACGAACGCATGGACGTCCATTCGCGGATCGGCTTGGTAGGCGGCCAGAAGATCTCCATCTTCAAAGTGGCCCAGCAAGCGCAGTTCCTGCCCGTTGTAGTCTCGGTGGCAGAAGACGTGACCTTTGTCAGGGAGAATGTAGCGCCGAACAAGCGGAAGCTCAGGAATATCTTTGATGAATGAAGGATGCTTATAGCCATCGTCTTTATCATCCCAAGTTTTGCTGATGTTGAGAAAGTTAGGATCGCTCGTGCTCGGCCGCCCCGTACGGGTGCCGCCGCCCGGCTGGCGCACTTGGTTCCAGTTGGTACTGATGTAGCCGTCGCCCCGCGCCGTGGCCTGCTTGAGCCATGGATACATGAACATCTTCAGGCACGTGACCAGCCGGTTACGGTAGCCGAACATCTGAGCTACCTTGGCGTCCTGAAACATTTCAGGCAGCAGGTTCTTCTTGCTTACGCTGCGCAGGCCGGTCTCGGTCAGTGTCCAAGCATCGTCCGCAACCACTCCGGAGGTAGATAGGGCGTGGGCAACTTCTCCGTCGTTATCGAGGTTAAGCTGCGGTGACTTAAGTCGCTTGCGCAGCCATGCATCTGCAACTCCCAGCGCCGTATCGTAAATAGCGATGTCCCGTCTAAGAGCCGGGACGTCGACACGCATGCCCACGCGTTCATTTTCGAGCAGAATAGGCATGAGCTCCCGCTCAGTGTCGTAGGCATTAAGCATCCCCCGCTCTACAATGCGCGGCCATAGGTGATTGAACAAGGCGTCGGTGCGAGTAATATCGCCGCACGCGTAGGGTCCGGCCACGTTGCCGGGGGCGTAGGCTACCAGCGCGCCCAGCTTATCCAGGCTTGTGGTCGCTACCAGCGCCTTACCCTTGCCATCCACCCAGCGGGTGATGTCGGTCTCGGCTATTAGCCGCTTCTTGTTCGCCTTAAGCCACAGCAGCATCTGGTCCTGCTCCTCCGGCGGGAGGCCTAGAATACGCTCGGCGCTCGGCTTCAGCTTCAGGTCCGGCGCATGAGGGTCGTGGAGGAAGAGCAGGAACATTGTGTCGTGTAACTGGTGCCACTCCGGCATAGGCATGCCACAGTGGGTGATGGCCACGTCCACGTCGAATTGGGCATTTTGGAACAGGAGGCCATGGGTTTCACGGTCGGCCCACGCCTCGGCCAGGGCTGCGAGCCCTTCCGCTTCGGTGCAATTGTTCTCGCCGCTGTAGTGACCCCATGCGTAATAGCGCGGCTTCTTCTCGTTATAACGGCGGATAGCCACGCCCACCGGGCGGGGAGGATACTCCGGCCGCTTTTGGATCGGGTCGGTTTCGAAGTCGATACACGTGACTTTAGGTGGCTTTTTCATTTGGACCTCTAAGGCTTGGGAGGATGCACCGGATAAAGCTAGCCAGCGTTCGGGTCAGGAACGTGTCCGATGCATCCACCAAAGCCGCCCCGCGTTAACAGGGCGACGATGTATTACGCGCCCAGCTTGGCGCTGAGGTTCTCCAGCCGCGTACACAGCGCGCCGAGGCTGCGGGAGCTAGTTTCCAGCGACTCCATGATGGGCGGGTTCTGTGCTTCCTTGCGCAGCTCGCCCATGGCGACTTCGGGCGAGGGACCGTCCAGCGCCGCCAGAATGCGGCTCACGTAGTTATGCGCCAGCTGCACCGCGCTAGCGATGTTGCTGGCGTGGGCGGGCATTGACGCGGTCGGCGCGGTCGGCGCGGTGTCGAACACGGCACCGGCAACACGGCCAGCGCTACGCAGATATCCGGTTCTTCTTGCACAGTTCTGCTCCTTGGTTCGCCAGAGTAGTCTTTGAATTCTTCGTACGTCATGGCTACCTCCGCCCGGTTTTAGCAGCGGGCTTCTTGGTCAGCTTACTGGCCGACGGCTGAGGCTTGGCCTCGTCCGCAGCCATGGGCGGGCTGTAGGCGAAGTCGATGCTGTCCTGCGTGATCTTGTGGCGCGGCATGATCACGGGTAGCAGCTTGGCGTCCACCTTGTCGATGACTTCGAACATCACCTTGAACTGGGACTTAGGGTCCGGCTCCAGGTAGATGTTGGTCAGCACGCCGTGCGGCGGGCGGCGGAGCTCGCCAGCAACCTGCTTGACGTACGCGCCGTAGTTCTTCACCGACATGACCGGCAGCTTGAGATAGACGACTTCCGCGTCAGCGAAGTGATCAGGGTCGTCAAACGTCTCCAGCTCGTAGGTGGCGGAGCGGCCCTTGCCTTGAGCCACATACTGCCCGGCCGGGATCATGGCCAAGCGCATCACGTTCTTGCAGGCCTTGCCCTTGCCGGTGCTGGCGCTGCCCCACTCATTCATCGGGCATCCAGCGCATTGGTCGTGCTGGCGCTCGAAGTACGGATCATTGTCCACCGCCGTGTGCGGCTCCAGATCGTCCTCGCTTTTGGCGAAGGCGAAGCACTTGGGGCTTGCGGGCGTATCGGGGTCGAACGCGCCGTCGTAGTAGGAGTTCTCCATGGTGTCGGCCAGGATGATGACCGCCATCTGGTTGCCCGGCATGGGGTTGCCGTCGAAGCTGAGGACGCCAGCGCGCAGGCTGAGGAACTTGCCCCCGCCCCCGCTGGCGCGCTGACTGCCCGCCGCTACGTCGGCGTCGGCGGCCATTTGGGCTTCCCAGTCGACCACTTCGGTCCCGGAGCCATTGGTGTTGGAAGGTTTACGCGGTGCCATTAATAGGCCTCCTGAGGAATGATGTTATCCAGCAATATCAGAAGGATAGGCTGGAGTTCTTCTACCGTCCTAGCAGCGGCGATGTCTTCTCGCAGATTACGCTTTAGCACGATGCGTTTAGCTTCTTGTATGCTTATGCCTCGTTCTTCGCGCAATTGCTTTATCTCTGCGCCCATACTCGCCACAGCTACACCTTGGTGAGCGAGAGCTTGACGGCGCGGAACATCTTGATGCCCGGCACCTTTTTGCCCGCGTCCAGCCGGGCCTGGATGGCCGTGGTGCTAAGGCGGCGCTGCAGCATGTCCCACGCTTTGTTCTTGGCCACGTAGGCGTAGAAGGCGTCGGTGTTTTCCATGTCCAGCTGCGGCACATCCTCGGTCTTCACCACAACCTTGTGGGTCTTACCGATGGCACCGGCCGAGGCCTTGTCCAGATTGTTGATGATGTAGTCGCTGAGGGCGGTTTCTTCCGCCTTGGCGGCGGCGGCCAGCTTGTCCAGGTCCAAGCGTTTTTGCTTGAGGGTGAACAGCAGGTCGGCGCACGCGCCGAGAGACTTCGGGTAGGCTTTCGCCTTGGTTGGCAGCTTGGCCATTATATAGTCCTAACGAGAAACGAGTGAACGGGTACCCGGCAAGCCGGTGCATGGAGTATAGGCTTAATGCTTGGTGGCGACAACCGGCTTGAGTTCGTCGGCCAAAGCCTCGCGGCGGAAGGCTTCTTCGGCCTGCTCGCGGGCCATGGTCATCTCTTCCTTGGTGGACATCAGCTCGCCCACGGTAGGGGCGTAGATGTCACGGATTTCGCCGCCCAGCGCCTGCATATTGTAGAGCGTCTGGAGTTCAAAGCTACCGCCGAACATCAGCGTGTATTTGAACGTGCGTGGGCGGTAGATCGGAACCTTGATAATGCGGTTCAGTAAGTAGTGCATGCCACCGATGGTCATCGTATTCTCCTTATGGGCGGACCGAAGTTAAAGGCCAGCGTTTCTTCCAGGTAGCTGATAGCCACGCCTTGCTGATACACAGCGTTGAAGGCCTTGGCTCCATAGTCATGTACGGCGATGCGCATTACCTGCGGCAAGCCGTCTATCACAGGCATCTCGCGCCGCACACGGGTTAGGTAGCTGGCGCTTGGGCCCATCTCCTCTTCCGGCGGCATGGGCAGACTGCGTAGATATCTATGCGTCGTCTTCATGGCGGAAGCCTAGGAAAACCGGGAACCGGGGCTTGTCCTTAACTCCAGTGGGTTGATAACGATACTTGATTGTTCGTCCAATGAGATTCTCACTGCGGCCTGCCCATACAGAAGCACGCTGTTCATCGCTGAAGCCAGCGCCAACGCTGAACTCGACCCCGGTGTGAACGTCGCGGACAGATAATGCTCCAAGCACGCCTGCCGCTCGCTTTCCTGCTTTATGACTGGAGCGCTTGGCACGGCCCAATTCGTCTTCTTGCAGGGTATTCTCGTTGTGCTGCTTCTCTTCATAACCTAGGACCTCCGCTTCGCTATCTTCAAAGCGCTTTAGCTTCAGCAACCATTGTTCGCGCTCGGTGCTGCGGCCGTTCTTATACATGCCGTCCAGGTGGCGGGTCATCACACCTTCGTACCCGGCCAGTAGCATCTGGGCTTCGTAGTCGGCCAGGGCCTCCGGTGTCTTGATCAGTTTATGGATCACGGGCTTAACGTTCTTGCCCGCGCTGCTGGCCCAGCTCTTCATCATCTCGTAGCGCTGGTTGAACGGCATGGGGCTGTTGACCATGACATCGAATACCCAGAACGTGAACTGCGGCTCGCCATCACGACTCATCACCCCGCTGCTGGTGCGTTGGAACACATCCTGTCCGCTAGGCGGCCCCACGATCAGCTCGCCGTCCATGGGTGGTAGCTTCTTTAGAATGTCCTGCACCATCCAATTGGGAATAGGCTTCATGTTACGGCTGACGGGCACGCCGTTGATTATGAGGCACCGAATGCCGTCCAGCTTAGGGCTAGCCAGCAGCGGATAGGTCAGTTCGTTCGGGTCGGTGATTTTACCGGCCAGCATGGGCTTGAACATATTACTCGTCCCTGTCTCTACGGACCGCGTTACCGGTCCCGTTGCAAAGGGCGCAGAACATGGTAGGTCCTACGCTTAGGCCACGGCGTGTTTGGACGCGCCCTGTGCCGGTGCACGCCCTACAGTCGCCACTGCCCTTGGGCGGGGTGCTTGCCGCTTGTCGTAGATTGATCCAGTTGGTCAGCAGGTCCTTGGCCCAGCCTATGCGCGCCCATTTGGCAGCGTCGTAGCTGCCGCCATCAGGGTGGCAGGTCTTGGCGACGGTGCGGTAGGCGGTTGTTACGGCGTCAAGCGTAAGGCCCTCAACCTCTAGGTCAAGGGCCTCTGCGGCTTCCAGCGCTTTACTAGCGTTTATGTGCATCAGCCTTGGTCCACATATCCTTGAGCAGCCGCTTCCGAATAATCAGCACGAAAATTCTTTCGTGACATAATCTCTAGAGTTTTAGCGATTGTGTCTTGCAAAATTACGTACTCTTCTCCATCTCGTGCAAAAGAGTGGAAGATGATGTACTGCTCATCTCCTTCGATATCGTGAGTATATCGCCGTTGATCGTCGGCTTGCTTGGCGTTCACTTCTTCGCTGATATCTCGGCTGCTGCCCATGGCTTTGCTCCTTTGGCTTTGAAGGCTGTATCCAGTGTGATGTTGCATTAGTCCCTCACTGGTGATTGACTGATGTTCTTGATGATGTCCTTCATGGACTTGCACTTGGCCCAATGATCCATGTTGCGGACAGCGAAGTAGCGGCCTCCCTTCCCATTCACGGCAATGGGGTTACCGTTGTAAACCTGATTGAACCCGGCGGCGGCTAGGGCGCGGCTCATGCCGTTGGCGGTGACCTTACCGGCGCTGTCGTGCTCTGCGGCGTACATGTTCAGCAACTCATGGCTGGTGAACAGGTCCTTGGTATGACGCATGTGACCCACGGTAAGCTTAGCGGCGGGGAACTCGCGTAGCTCAGCCACCCAAGTGCCCAGGTCCGACTTGCCCTGCATAATCATCCTCTGCCGCGCCGCTGTCCTGTACGCCTTGGCTTTGGGGTTGAACTTGCTGAGATCTCTCTGCAGTAGCCAATGGAAGAGCGCCCCCGCCCCGGCGTCGCTGTCTTTCCACTTATCATACGCTTGGTAGAAGTCGTCGGGAAGGGCGGACTGTTGCTGTACTTCGTGGACGAAGATGCGCCGATCCTCATCTTCCATAAACAAGGCTTCGCTGTGATTAGAGCTGAAGTAGTAGTTCGCCACATCAGGGACAGAAAACTGCGGAACATACTTGACATTGATGTTGACCTCTTCCTGCGTGACCATGGTCTTTAGAGCGTCAGACTCGGAGCGCTTGTCGTTGCTGCTTATCTCGTCGCCAAGAATGAACTGCTTGTTCTCCAGCCACCACGTATTCTTCAGGTCTTCGTTCTTGATCTTTATGAAGTTCGCACCGTAGATGCGCTTCAGGGTATAGGCCAGCAAGGTCTTGCCGGTGCCGGTCAAGCGGCCCCACACCAGCACGGCGCTGAACAATTTGGTGCCGGGGTATTGCAGCGGGTAGGCGCACCAGTCCAAGAACCACTCCACGGCGTCTTTTTCAGCGCCTTCGAAGATGAACTTTATCAGGTCCAGCCACGGTTTGACGTCGCCCTTTGCGGGCTGCACGCCCCAGCCGCGCCACTGGTTGTATTGAAGGTGGCCTTTGTCGTCCGTGCAGAACTCGTCCTCGCCCGGCCGATACGTTAGCTTGTTTACGGTCTGGCGCAGCGGCCACTTTACCCACGCGGGGGCGGCAGGCGCTTTTTGGTAGCTGATGGAGCCGTCCGGCTTGACCTTGCGCTCAGGCGTGTCGTGCGTGGACCAGATGCTGTGGGCGGTGAAGTTGCTCGGCGTCAGCTTCTGACCTGTGGAGCGGACCATGATAAAGCCGGGGTCGGCCACGTAGACCAGCTCGTCGTTCATACGCCACAGCTTGGTGGAGAGGGCTAGTGGTTCTGATTGGCTGAGTGCTTCCAGTAGTCCGGCGTCTCCTCGAGCCACGAGGAGATCATCCAACCCGGTTTTTCTATCGTCCTGATAAACATCAGGAAGAGATGCAAGTTCAACCATAGCCCCTCGGGCTTGGAGCTCTTCGGCCAGCACGTTGATTGCAGCGCAAATGTCTGGCTTCTCAGAATAATCGGAGTCGTAGACAATTGTCACCTTCCTTCGCGCCCACTTGAACGCTTCTAGTTCTGGAAGCCAGAAGATACCGGCCTTGCTGCTGCGGAAGTTGTAC